TCTCGACAAGAAATTGTCCTCCTCCGCCGACAACAAAGAAGATGCCGCCGAGGAGATCATCGGAAAGATCCGCGAACTCAATGAGGCGGAACCGGCGAAGATCGACAACCAGCCGGTGAGATCGAACGGTCTCCATAGTTGGCGCGAAATCTTCGGCATACTGGACGCGAACTCCGACAACGGTGACAAGCAGGTCTCCTCCGCCAAAACGGCGGCACGGCGCATCCTGCGCGGCATAGGCGATAGTGAGGAGGACTTCCCGCACCAAGCGACGAAGGATCGGATTGATCGGTGGTTCGAGTCTCGGGTCAAGCGTGGGAAGAATGTCGATGACAAGTTGGCGATCAAGAAAAAGCTGAACAAGTCCATCGCTCAGGTGCGGTACGGCATATTTAAGAAGAACATGCTGAAGTATTACAACCTCGGGCCATCGTTCGATCTGAACACGATCAAGATCCTCAAGTTCAAGCCGGTGAAATATCGCCGCCCCACCGATGATCGTCATGAGCGGGCCGACCGGCACTTCCGTGAGGTGGTCAAGTTCGAGAACCCGCTGATCTTCGGATTCTACCAAGTGATGCGGATCTCCGCCCAGCGGAACGTCGAGGTGGGCTACCTAAAGCGGGCCAATCTGCTGGAGGACGGCATCCTCAACGACCGGATCGTGCCGCGAAAAAACGAGGTTGAGCGGGAGATTCCGTATCCCGATGGATTCTCTGAGAAAGATCGGCAGTTTCTGCTGAACCTCAATCCGGGCGGCGAGTATGTCCTGCCGGGCAGCGACTGGGATCGGCAGCACGGTTACAGCAAGAAGCTGAATGACCTCCTCCGCCCATTCGGATTTACGGCATATCAACTCCGCAAAGAGTGGGCGTGTCAGTTGTTAAACGAGCAGAATGTGCCGGTGCATATCGTTGCCGAGATGATGGGCAACACCGTCCAGGTTCTACTCGACTACTACGTTGCGGTGAAGAAAACCAAGTACAGTCTTCAACTCGGATGAGCGCAACATCGGTTAAATGTCCCGCAGAAAAAGCTTTGACGAGCGTGTACACAAGTGTTGACAGTGGGTGGACGCACACCTATTTGTCTGGGGAAGCATTTGGACGAAAGCCAAAAAATGCCAAACCAAAGAAATCCAAACAAACGCCAACTTAATATCTGGCGACATGAGAAAGACATGAATGTTTTGCGACAAGTCGCCAAAGACAACGACATCACGATGAGCGAATTGCTTGAGGTGTTGATCGATGACTTCCAAGTCAAGCGGAAGAGCGAGCAGAAGAAGTTTTTGCGAGACAAACGGAAAGAATAATTTTGAGACAAACGTGCATATGTGCATAGACTTATTTTTAATAAAAAACAAACTGGGACGGCGGATGTCCCACCTAACCTGTTAAACTATTGTTTTTATGAGTGAAATGAACGAAAAGAAATTAGCCCAAAAGCTACGGGAGAACCAAAATATCGACACCGAAGACCACCGGGAAACGGCCCGGGAAACCTACAACGTGGCAAATAAGACACACAAATGCGTTAAACGGAACACGGCGGCAGTCTTGTTTCTCATTGGCGGAATTACTGTCTGGTTTTGTACGGCAAGTCATGGTAAATATATCGGTTCGTTTTTAAGCGCAGGAGATTCGATTGTAAGCTTGCGGGCCGAAAGAGATGGTTTGCGGGCTGAAAGAGATGGTTTGCAGGAGAGAATACATCTGGCGGACGCGCTCATAAATAACAGCTACACTGAGAGTCTCCGTAATACTCCGTTTTCGTCGCTATCCAAGCATGAGCAGCGGCATGTATTTGAATTAGCATTTGAGGCGGGACTAACAGACATATTGAATTGGATCTCTGATAGTCCGGAGGTTCTGAACAACTCCCGGCATAAAATTCTGAAAAAACGCATCGACGATTTGAACAGGAAAAACGATGTGCCATTTGCTCGGCATGACGGTATGTATTATCGCGAAAAATACTATCATCTGAAACGGCATCATGAGAGCGACTTACATCCCGATCTAAACGAGGACATCGGAACTTCAAGCAACAAATCCCGCCCGGCTCAGTAGCCGGTTTTTTAACCCCGAGGTGGATGTACAGTAAAATTATAAACGAGGTGGATGTTCACCTATTAGGTGGATGTACACTCAACATAGATGAAGAAAAACGAACGAAAAAAATCATGTCATTACAAGCTGTCACACTGGCACCGGGAGGCGTTGAAGCGATTGTCGAAAAGCGGCAGGCGCACAATGACCTCAGTAGTCGAGGAACTGATCGAGAAAGCAGCCGGGAGGTAGCTTACCCGGTGCCAGTTTCAATTCGCATAATCCACGCCGCGTTTGTGGTGGGAACCGTAGTCATCATCGGGATGCTGATGTTCGGATGAATTGGCTCAGTGCTCAAGTAGTGGCGGAGCGATTATCGATCTCGATACGCAGCGTCCGATCCTACATCAAGAGCGGCAAACTGCCGTCCAGTCGCCTGGGCAGGTTGAGGCGCGTCTCGGAAGCCGACCTGGCGGAGTTCATGGAGAAGCGAAGGCATCGTGATGAACTGGAGACGATATTTCATAAGCAGCAAAACGATCTCGTCCGCGATGCCGCCCAGGCGGTGGCGGATTGGAGATCGAGGCGCATCAACGAGGAGGTTCAGTTTCCGTTGGTTAGGTTGAAATGAACAGCAGAAACAAAGGCGCGAGAGGTGAACGTATGTGGCGGGATCAATTGAGAGAAGCGGGGTTCGGTGAGGACACCTACCGCACGGCGCAGCATGTCGGCAACTGTCCTGACGGCAGCCCGGATGTCATGTGTCCGGGCCTGCCGAGTCTTCATCATGAGGTGAAGTTTGTTGAGGCGTTGAACGTGCAGAAAGCGATGGATCAAGCGGTGAGAGATGCCAAGCCGGGCCAGATCCCGGTGGTCGCTCACAAGCGGAAGAACTGCGACTGGTTAGTCACCGTCCGGGCGGAGGATTGGTTTGGCATTATACGAGAAAGCGATTTGGTGGCTCAGGTTTAGGATCATGTACCGGGGTCACCGCCTCGGGGGGTTAGGCTTTCTCCCCCGGGGCAACAATTTTGCGGATGAACCGCATAATGAGAAAGAACATATATGATAATACAAGAAACGAGTGGGGGCGAGTTACCCCCGAGTAAACCGCAAAACGCGGTGTGTGTAGCGGTGATCGACGTTGGCGAAAGCTACGGTATTGCACCGAACAAGTCGGGTCGGCGGATGGTTCCATCGACGAACCCCGCCAAGCCAGATCCGAAGCAGAAAGTGCGCTTTATCTTCGAGTCGGAAGAAAAGAAAGAAGACGGGACGGCATTCCAGTTGACGGGTCAGTTCAACGTCACGATGAGCGACAAAGGCTACCTCAAGCCATTTCTCAACTCCTGGGGTATCGAACTAGTCAGGAATGACGGGATCGACCTGGAGGCATCCTGCGTAGGTAAATGTGCGAAAGTGAACGTGAAACATGATCCCGGCAGGATCGACCCGGAGCAGATATGGGCGAACATCTCCTCGATCATGCCGAGCGACTCGGATCTCAAGCCGACCGGTGAGTTCAATAAAGCGGAGTACATGAAGGACACGGCAGAGAAGTACGCCGAGCGTCAGCGTCAGCGTCAGTCGGGCAGCGTACCATACTGATGATCATCCCGGAATCCAAGAAGATCACCTCCTCCGGTCAGCACTGGTACACGCTGACCGGGGAGGCGTGTCATGTTCAACCGAATGGTAAATCAACGACACTGCGCGAGGCGCGGAAACAGCACCTGGTGCCATCGGTGAGCGGGGTTCTGGGCATGATAGAAAAGCCGCACCTCACCAAGTGGAAGTGCGATCAGATGGTGAAGCAGTGCATCGACAACCCGCACGGCGCGGGAGAGTCGGTGAAAGATTACATCAACCGCATTCACGGTTATGCGAAGATCGATCAACACAAGATCCTGGACTTCGGGAACCGCGTTCACAAAGCCATCGAAGAGTTCAACCTCGGCAAGTACGACGAGTCGAAAGACCCAGAAATCTGGCCTTGGTTGGAGACGTATATTCGTTGGTCGCAGAACCGTGTGATTCGGGTCATCGCGGCTGAGAAGATCGTTGTGAGTAAGCGTTGGGGGTTCGGCGGCACGATTGACCTGATAGCCGAGGTGCGAGGTATCCGGGGAAGAGTCATTATCGACTACAAGACTCAGGAATACACCGGAAAGAAACCGGATTTCAGAGATTCCTACGTTCATCAGTTGGCGGCATACCGCAAGACGATGCGTCCGAATCCTCAGTGTATAAGTCTGGTAATAAACCGATCCACACCACTTCCGATAGCCGAGAAGATTTGGTCACCGAAAGAACTCCAACGAGGTTGGCGATTGTTCCAGGCGGCGAACAAGTTATGGCAGGAATCGAAAAAGTATGAACCTACAAGAGAAAGCGATAACCGAGACTGAGGCGGAGCGGCGAGGCGCGGTGCCGTTCAGCTTCCCATGCCGCCTGGACACCGAGTGCTGGATCTTGGAGAACATGGTCGAGGATTTCAAGCGGGCGGGATGGGATTACTGCATCATTCGCAAAGACGTTAAAGTGCATTCGCAAAACGGTTCATGGCAAAAACCAGCATTGGAACTATGGAAGATAAGCTGAATTCCTGGCCCGACGATCCGCCCGCTTCAAGCCGTCAATTGCGGTTGCTGGCGATGGCGGCAAGCGACTTCTTTGATCGATCAATCGAAGAACTTCGTGAACGCAAAAGAACACCCGACCGAGTCTGGATGCGAGCGGTGTGTATGTGGATAGCCCGGGATGCCGGGTACACGTTCAATTCGATAGGCGAATGGTGGAACCGAGACCACGGCACCGTGATAAATGCGGTTGACCTGGTGAACGATCTCCGAGAGCAGAAACCGGCTTACGATAAGCAGTTCAGACAGTTCGCACTTTTCGCAAATAAGTACATTCGGAGGCACAAACACGCGCCAAGCCCAAGTACTCGAACTTGTAAAAAAAAATAAAAACTCCATTGGGAAGAAGCTTAACATCAGAGACTTAAATGCATTTGGAACGTAATATACGTTATACGTTATACGGTAATACGTATACCGTAGGAATTAATTATATATCTCCTACGGTATACGTATATACGTTAAGCGTTAAGCGTAGGTGAAAAGAATTTACGACATGAAAGTTTTATCGTCAGCAGAGTCGTTTTCTTTGAAGCAGCAACTCACCGCTATCCGGGAGCAGATCCGCGAGATCGAAGAGCGCGGAGTGTATGACGTAGCCGGGAACATCGTTCGTAAAGAAGATCGGCAGGAGTACAACGACCTTCGGAAGATGGAACACCATGTTCGCCAACTCGCCGCCGGGGTAGAACGTCCAGCAAAGCTTGAGAAGAAGAAGCGCAAGCTCGAGACACCGAAAGACCGACTCAGCGATGAGGAGTGGAAAGAACTTGCAGAATGGGCGCATGAGGCGTTTAAACCGTTGCTGGGGTGTACGGACACCGGAAACGAAAAAGAATCGTGTGGGGATGCCGTAGAGGCGCAGGAAACGCATGTTACGAATGGAGATTAGATGGATGATCGGTTCTATACTCCGACTTGGATGCGTGAGGCCGCTGAACGGCGGTGCGGTTGTCGCTCATCGGAGAATGACCTGGCCGCACTGGACTTTAAACTGGATCTCGCCCAGCGGCAGTACGAGGCAGCACAAGCCCGGCATGCGTTACTCTGGCAAGCGGCAGAAGAAAAACGCCTGCTCGCTGAACAACGCAAAGCGTTTGCGGCGGAACGAAAAGAAGAAAAACGCCTGCTCGCTGAACGAGAGGAGTATTACAGAGAGAACCTCGCTTACAGAAAGAAACTCGCGAAACTCTCAAATGATCAACTGCGAAAGTTACTCCAACGGAAGATCGCCAGGAAGAAACCGATTGACCAAACGAAGTACTTCACGATTCCTCCCGAGAAAGTCCGCCAATCACTCGAAAAACTCAGCTACCGGGAACATGTCTACTCCGGGCGATGGCTTGAGGAATCATTCAGAGCAGTCCAGTTTCCACCCAACGAATATCACCGCGAAAGGCGTGTCTTCGCCCCACCAATCAATCGTCTCTCCCGAGACGCGCAACACCGCGCCTGGAACGGTTACGAATGGGAAATAGTATGAAGAATTTAGCGGTGACAGTCGAAACGAAACAAACATCGGCGGAACGAAAGGCCGCCGCAACGCTTGTTCGGGACGCTGGGTTGCACACACCGCTAAACCCCGACCCGAATGTTCGGTGCTCGGGGAGAATTTTAACCCAACCGGATGCCAAGTCCGCTACCCACCGGGCGGCAGTATCAAGTTCGACCAATTCACAACTTCGACATCCGGGCGGGTGAATATTTTGTCATGGCAGGTATAACAACATCCGAAACAATGAACGGCGAGCAACCGAAGGACGATAACCTCGGTTGCCGGATAGACGAAATCAAAGCTGAGTTGGGTGAACTGAGGAAGCAGTTTGGGCTGCTGCGACGGCACGTTATCGACACCGAGGAACAGAACACCGAGGAAATCGAGACACTCCAGGCTATCGATGAGATGAAGGACGAGAACCTGGAAAAGATCATCACCGGGGTTAAAACGGAAACTGTCGCTGAACTTAAAGCGTGGTTCGATCAGAAGGCGTTTGACGAACTGTTCACTATCATCGGCAGGATCGATGCGCTCGAAGAAAAGAATAGCGACGAAGATCAACGATGAATGAGTACAAGATAACAACGACGATTGGGAAATAATTAACGATGGCAGGTAAACGTAAAACATCCGCCAAGAAGAAAGCCGTCCCGGTTCGCAAGAATACGGTCAGCGACGAAGTCAAAGCATCTCGACTCGAAGCACTACGCAATGCGCCGATACAGATGCCGAAGAGCGTCATGGAAGCCAGGCGTAAGCAAGCGAGTAAGCTGGGCACTGGCGAAATTACCGGGAGACCGACCGGATATATTCCCGAAACGATCGAGGCAATGCTGAAGAACGTGAGAAGCGGACTGCCGGTGCAACGTGCTGCCGTCATGGCGGGTGTGGGTAAATCAACGCTTTATCGTTGGGCGGAACAGTACTCTGACTTTCGAGATGCAATCGAACAAGCAGAGTCGGAGTACCAGGCTTTTGCGTTGGGAACGGTCAACGATGGCATAGCCAACGGTGACGGTCATTTGGCCATGAAGCTTCTCGGCGCCAGGTTCAGCGATGAGTACGCAACGTCGAAGAAGGTTGATGTCCGAAACACGCATGTTCGCTCCTCGATCAGCGCGGACCTCCTCTCCGGATTGCAGACTGCGCGAGTTGAAACGGATGTAGTATCCGCCGTGAATCTTATTGGAACGGAGGAAGCAGACGCATCATCCTCAAACGTCACCCAACCGTCACCCGACAACGACGATTCCGCTGAGAATGAGGCCGGGGG